CCGACAACATCGCTGACTGTTAGGCCAGTCTTGAGGGAGACGCTATAAGCGCCGTCACCAGTATCCTTTAGGAGGGCGCCGGCACTTGTAAGGATAATACCCCGCTGTGTTCCATCCGTCGGATGCCAGTCCCATCCACCCTGAATGGTGGGTGTACCAGATAGTTCGGACGAATACTTGCTGGAACCCCCCTCTTTCTGTAGGGTTCCATTCTCATAGGTGATGTTCTCTGCAACTAGAAGCTGTTGTGGGGTCACTATAGCCTGGTTTCTAGTGCCAGTGAACCCATCTAGACCTACGATTAACTCTGCAGTTTCACCTGAAAAGACCATCTGCTATCCGCTAATTATCAGCCCGCTTTCTGTCCTCAAGGGGCGCAACATCTTATGCACCTGGTTCATGCGAGGCTGTATCTTACCAAAGGCACCGCCACCCTGACGCACCATTCTGCGTCTGTTCTCTTTAGCCATAGCCCTAAGGCCGCGCTGTGCAAGGGCCGCTACATCCCCAGCTTTAGCATCGTCCTTGGCTGCATATAGGAAGGCCAAGGCCCAGTCGGCCAAAATAGGTAGGTACTCCCTAGGGATCGTGGGGACGGTCGAATCATCTGCTAGATCACTTGGGAGCTTCATGTATTCATAATCTATTTTAATTAAATCCGTTGCGCTTGTTCCTCCATAGTGTGAGAATCGCACAGCCTGGTCACTAATCATAGCAAAGTTCTTAGGTACACCTGAGCCTGCTGTTTGACGTGGCCACTTTCGTGTAAGTTCTGCCAAGTCAATCCCAATAATCTGGTTCCCGCCATCCTGGAATGGGGTCATTGGCTGAGACATATAAAGGAGATCCGTGGCGAGGGTGTAGTCTAGTTGGAAGAATTTATAGTTAGCTGTCGTATCCGTGTCTCCTGTGTAAACGCTCTCAAGGGTTACAGTATCAGATCCACCAGTATGGGCACTTACGATAAACACATCTGCATGATCGTCAACCTTAAAGTGTCTTCCAGTCATACTGGTGGCTTGTGTGGCACTCAGGGTTGCGGTTGCTGAGTTGTTCGTGACGTTAATGGTTCCCGTGGTGATATAAGGGTTCAGGGTCAAGACAGCCTGATCGTCAGCCCTGAGCCACCACCACGCCTCGTCTACCTCAGGGTCAAGCTCAGCGCCGCCGCGGATGATGCCCAGTTGCGCCCTATTCAAATAGGTGACAACATCGGTATCAAAGTCGCTGGTCCCGTCGCTCAGTTCGTGGCCACGAGTGAGTACGTCGTTGACAAGATCTTGGGATGTAGTGTAGTTTGCCATTATCCCACCGCTATCCTAACGCGCGCTTCAAGTTCGATGCGCTCCATCTGTGGATTTGGTTCCTCTGAGTATTCTTGCAACAAGCGTGTCTCGAATTCTGCCTTTGAGCCGTACCACATATAGGGTTCAATGCCAATAGTTAGTCCCGCATCGTCATGGACGTGGAACGGCACAAGAACTGGAGCCGCAACCGGCTTGCCACCCCTACGCCGCCTAAATGAGCGAGTACGGCGACGGTAGAGGCTCATCTGCTTATAATCGTAACCCTAAGGGTTTCGCCCGCAGTTACGACCTGAAAGAAAGGACGTATGTAGCGAGGGTTCTCCCGTAGGGTTCTGATGATAGCTGTGGTCGCCATCGCAGTGAAGTCGAAAACTCCATCTGTGGGACTGGTCAAAGTTGACCATCGAGCAGTAGGGGTTGTAGGCCACGACTCGTTAGTTCCCTCGATAATTATCCGAGATGTTCCAGCGGCCGTTGATGGTCCACCTATCTGGACGGTCTTGTCAGGCAGGTTCGCGGCGTCCAGGAAGTTGCCCCTCCCAGACACGGTTGCCGTCCAGCTCTGCTCATGAACAGTCTTTGATACATAGCTACCAGTGCCTACAAGGGCTAGGACTGCTGTAACCATTTAGCTCTCCTTTCGCCTATAATCGGGTGCCGCCGACTCAGCCTCTCCACGGGATACCCTTTTCCCCGTGAGTTCCGTCAAGGCGTTTAGGTCGGGCAAGCCCTTCTTTGTCCAATGAGCTGCGATGCTGTGATCCAACTCATAGATGTAGTCAACAAGAGTCTTTCCCGGTTCCTCTACATCGCCCAACGATTGGGCATCCTTAGAGGGTTCGGCTTCGGGCTCTGGTTCGGGAAGCTCTGCTATACCCTCAACATCCTCCGGCATCCCAATACTCAGTCTACCTTCTGGACTCATAGCCCTCAAAGCCTTCCAGGCCCAATCAGGGACATCCTTGAAAGGAATAACGGGTTGACCTAAGCCGCTAGAGTAGAAGCGACCGGCCTGGACGTTGATCTGTCCGTGGGTGGAGTCAACAAAGCGGACATATGGGTTGCTCTTAACGAGTACGTCCCGTCCTCCGGCATCCCTCTCCATCTCATGGACCTTTTCTAGTTGTAACGCCATTAGACATCTCCACTTGGGGTCATACGCTGTTTTATGAGTTTCTTAGACTTTACTCGCTGAGCCTCTTGCTTATCCTCTTCAAGCTGCAACGTCTTCATTTCCGCTAGGCGATGCCAACCATAGGGTTCACGGCCAATCGAGCCATCTTCCCTTTGCACAACCTGGTTAGCGTAAAGCATAGTTGTCTCGTTCGATAGAACGTGAGTACAACCGTGCATCTTGCATCTACCAAGCATATAGGCAACTGCCATACCTCCTTCTTCAACAGTGACACCGTTCCTGTAGACAAAATCAGCGCCATAGAGGTGCATCTCCTTAACTCCGATAAACAAGGCGTATGCGATCATGTAAGCCACGGTGTTGACCGCAAAGATGTCGTCGTCGTGAAAGTCTATGACATCCTTGAGTGGGTATGGACACGCCGTTGGGAACTCGGGGTAGCAAGTGCTTGTAACGATAGGCATCTCGTGCGTACGAAGGAACTTGGTGTAATTCTTACTCCTATGTTCGTCGAGCCACCTAAGATCGTCCATGATAAAGCACTTGTCATGAAGAAACCCTCGAAACCCTCTATTTAGTGTCCACACTTCATCATACGGATTCTTAACACCTTCTTCGCTTAACGATCGCCGCATAAAGACTCTAGCACTAGGACCTAGGGCAACAATCGCTACCTTTTTCGGGCGGGTCATGAGTGGGCCATAATCCACGCCGCCAGGGTTTATTACGGGAACTACATCCCGGTTCTTATCCTTAGCCATACTTATTTCTCCTATCGGAGGTTATTAGTGGGTAGCCTTACCAGCCTCTTGCAATGAAGTAAAAGGCGTGGGTTCGTGGACTGAGAGTTGCCGTCCAGGTAGTTGGTAGTTCTGGAAAGCCTGCCCTCATGGTGGCCATCGATGTTGCCCCGGCGCCAGTTGCTAAGGCCGCAAAGCCTCGTAGAAAGCCGGGAGTAGGACCAGTTGGCGGTCTATTATGGACCCATAGAGGGGCCAAAGTTACAGGGCCAGTTGGACCAGAGTGATAGCCATAACCAGTCATGACTACATAGTCGATGTTGCGCTTCATCCCCCAGTCAGAGGCAGCCGTAGAAAGTTGAATACCTCCAGAGGTGGGATATGCGTCATCGGTAGTATTGTTATCAAGGGTAAGCATCAGGCGTTGTTCCCTCTGCTTGCCAATGATATTGCCGTGGACAAGCCCACGACCGGAGTTAACTGCAACTCCAGCGCCGGTGACGACAGCAAGCGCTGTGGGCAAGACCACGTAGTTGAAGGCTGTGGGGCCTAAAACAACCATAGTATTCTCCTTTACCCTCCTATTAGCCCTCCCCCTTTCGGGATACCAGGGGCTACTAAACGCTAGGACGGTCGGCTAATGGTTAGGTAGCCGCTCGCATGGTGGTCACGTTCGCGGGTTCCTCCCAACGAGGCTCGACATAGAGCATTAGGCGGGCACGAACTCCTGCGGTAGCCGCAGTTGTTGCGTGCGCCTCCATCCGTGATCCAGGCGGAAGCTCTATAACGTATGTGGGAGTATAGTAAACGGCAACGCCATTAACACCAGACGAAGGAAGAGAGATGTTAAAGGTGTTAGTGACAGTGCCAGGGGTCGAGATATCGGCGCCGAATTGGATACCTACTGCGGCACCCGTAAAGGATCCGACGTTCGATGCAGACATTACAACCGCCGCTCCACGTACACGATGGGGAACGTAGCCGGGTCCCCAAGCTGCAACAACGGTTGTAACAGACAAGTCGCTTCCCACAGCTCCGGCCATAGTAGGACCAGCCGTAGGACCGGCTTCGTGGATCATTTCGACTTCGTATCGGCTATGAGTATAAGCCATATCTTCCTCTCGAAAGTTACACCCTCAAGTTGCTGTTTCAAACTGTCTTGGGCGCCAGCACTTAGCTGGAGGTGACGTGAACGATCCTAGCCTGACCAGCATTCGCAGTATCCCAGATAATGCCAAACTCAAGGATGCCGTACCATGCAACTGCACGGGCACGACCAAAGTCGCCCTTGACTTCTGCCCTTAATTCGGGGGTCAGCACTTCAGCCATCACAACAGAATCCTCACCGAAAACAACTCCTTCACCGAGGACCGAGCCTGTTCCTACGAGCTGTAGGGCGTTTGCGTGGTTAGTCTCGATATGGCGAATGTTCTCAATCCGTCCGATCTCGTTGTTGAACTTGGCCTGAGGATCCGTGTACTTGTGCCACGTTTCCCAATCAGGATCTCTTTTGATACCGCGAAGGCCCAGTGTGCGGAAAACGGCAATATAGTCGTTGCCTTCCCACGGCGGGCATCGGAGGGTATCAAAGAGGTAGTCGCGAATTTCCTCAACATGGAACACGTTCCAGTTGGCCGTTGCGGCAGTCGACGCCGTTCCGTCCGTGTCAAATGTGCCAGCAGAGAGTCCGGTCGGGATATACTTGACCTGGGCCGTTTGGAACGCGGCCGCCGCCTTGGTATCCATAACCAGCCCCATCTGATCGCGCAGACGACGCTGAATTCCGTTTTCCAAATCGAAGAAGGTTAGATCTTCTGCGAAGCTGGTGAAGGGAACTGAACGACCGATTTCAACCACCGTCACGGACGTAGTGCTGATCGAGTAGGTATCTTCGGGAATCCTGTTACCTTCAGAGAGGTTCGCAGAAGTAGGCTCGGTGATGGAGGCGATGCGTGTCAAGGTGACAGTATCACCCATCTTCCTACCGTATCCATCCACGGGCTTAACAAAGTCCATGAATACTGTATTCTCAAGGGCCTCCATGTACAAACGCTTGGACATAGCGTGGCTCTTGAAAACACCAGTAGGAGCATCAAATTCCCATGTGAACTGGGCCATGATTCTACTCTCCGTTGGTTACGAAAGTTGAGTCGATTCCCCGCGCTGGGCACGCTGTCTTTTTAGTTTTCGCGATTTTAACGCATCGCCCATTGACGGAGGTCTAGGTCCGGCTTCACTCTGAACTTGATCGACATCAGAGCTTGCCGGGGTAGGCTCGGGTGCGGAGCCGCCTTCAAGCCGGGACGTACCATCCGGCCTTCTGTAGCTCCGTTGCTTATTTGCTATTCTGAGAATCTCACCCTCGACCAACTCTGCGAGCTTGTCACGGCCTTCCTTGCCGTCCGAGAGGTTTCTTAGCTGTTGGATGTTCTGTCCCATTACCAGCTTAACGAGCATCTCCTCGCCAGATAGCTTTGGGTTCTCTTGGTAGAACGCAGACCAGAACTCGTTCTGCGCTTTATCTACGGCGTACTGCCGACTGATCTTCTGTGTAGCCTCAGATACTGCATCTTCTTTGATCTTTTGAAGAACAGGCTCAGGATCGCCAAAGAACTCGATCTGGTCGAACTCGCCCTCTGGCTCTGGTGCTGGCTCAGGGGCAGGAACTAGTTCTGGCTCAGGACGATTAGCCCGTTCCTCCATGACCAGGTTATAGGTTTCCTCGTTCACTTTGCGCATTGTACCACCTATTTCGACCTGATACTCTTCCTCCTGATCCTCAGACTCAGGTTCTGGCTTATCCTCTGGTATTCCATGACCTCGGATGGGTTCGACATTACCAGTTTTTATATGGCTGTCATCCGCAGGTGCCTCCTCGCCAGGCTCACGGTCGCCCTCTAGGTATTCTGTAACCCGCTTGATAAGACCTTTCTTAGCCATCTGCTCCTAACTCCTTTTCTGCCGCCGCCACTCCAAGTCGGATTTTAGTCTGCATATCCTCCTTAAAAGCCCGAAGGCCCGATAGTTCAGCGATTGTACGGCCTGCATCTGTGTCGGTCAATGATCCGTCGCGGTACTTGGTTATTGCCCTTACAAGAACATCTTCTTCGTGTTCCAGTACCCAATCCTCGGTGAAGTTGCGGACCATCCTGGCCTGGGTTCCGCCGTGCAAAAGGCCGAGGCTGTCGTCTAGTGGTTGGTTTACGTTCTCTGCCATGTTCTTACTCCTTTTTCTTAGGTTTTATATCCCTGATTTTAATCCCAGGGCCAAAGACTTCTTCCAGAACCTTCTTATAATTCCCGATATGAATGTCGGGACCACGTTCCTGGATAGCATCATCTAACTTCTCCAACGCACGTTCTAGCTGTCTAGCAAGAGGCTTTATCTTTTCGTTTGCTGAGTGAACCGTCCTACCTTCTGTAAATAACAAAGTAAACTCCTGTGGATTACTCTCGTCGAATAGTGGTGTTAGACGTTCAATCTTATTAAGTATTCTGTAGAATTCCCTTTGTGCTGCGTCCTCATCTCTTGGTGCCTCTGGCAGGTTATCAACATCAACCTCTATCCGCTTTATCTTATCTGCAGATACACGGCGGCCGGTTTCGATGAAGGGCATATCTGGAGCAAACGAACGGCTGACCTCGCGGCCTAAGGTAGTTACGTCCTCGTCGAATATAAGGCGGAAGGTGCCAGAAGCAAATGCCTTCTTGCTGGCAAGTTCAACTGATGAACTGGGATTTAGCCCCTTCTTTCTTATGCCCTGAAGCTCGTCTAGAGTCTCAACTGAATGGGCTATTTCGGTCATCTTTGGACCGAACGCTTCCTTCTTAGGTGGTTTTAGTTTGTCGATCTGTTCTTCTATAAGCCCTATAATTCTAGGCTTTACTTTTCCTTGCTTAAATGTGACTTCTATATCTCCCTTACTACTCATAAAGAATACGTCAGCATCACCCTTGTTTATGAGGCGATCTGCTTTATTACTAACCCAGTGCGAATGGTGAAAATCTACCTGCTCTGCAGTCTTGTGTTGAACAACCTCAAGAATCTTGCCATCACGAACGTCAAATACACCACCCCAGAAGCGTTTGACTGTACCCTTAAGGCGCATTAAATCGGCGTCGGGAGTTATACCAGTCTCACTACTTCTCATACCACCAAAGATTTCATCAAAGATCTCATCACGAACCGGGACTTTTTTATTTGCCTCGATGATATGCTTGGGAGTAGCCAGTAATCGTCTAGTAGCGAACGCTTCCTTCTTAAACACTAAAAAGTTAACTATAGCGGTACGTTCTTTTACTCTTGGTATAGGTCGTGGGTTAGTCACGGTATTACTAACCTTGTCCACCAACT